CCATAGCACTACCTAAAGCACCTAAAAATATATTTAAGCACGATAAAAACAAGTGGGTTAAGTTTGAGCAACCAAAAGAATTAGAGCGTTTAAAAAATATATTTGATTGGAGATCATATCCTGAAGAACAAAAAGAACAGTGGTATGACTATATAGATGAAGAGTTTAAAAGAAGAGAAGAAGGATTTTGGTTTACTAACAATGGTGAAGCAACTTGGATACCTGGTACTCATTACATGTATTTACAATGGAGCAAAATTGATGTTGGTGCTCCAGATTTTAGGGAGGCAAACAGGTTGTTTTATATATTCTGGGAAGCTTGCAAAGCAGATAAAAGATGTTACGGTATATGTTATCTAAAAAACAGGAGATCAGGGTTTTCGTTTATGTCATCTGCAGAAACAGTTAATTTAGCCACTCTCGCGAGTGATAGTAGATATGGTATACTATCTAAGTCAGGTGCTGATGCTAAAAAAATGTTTACAGACAAAGTAGTGCCTATTAGTATAAACTATCCATTTTTCTTTAAACCAGTTCAAGATGGTATGGACAGACCAAAATCAGAACTAGCATACAGAGTTCCAGCTAGTAAATTTACAAGAAAAAAAATTACAGCTAACGAAAAGCTAGAAGACATACAGGGTTTAGACACAACTATTGATTGGAAGAATACAGGCGATAATAGTTATGATGGTGAAAAGCTAGCGTTACTAGTACATGATGAAAGTGGTAAGTGGGAAAGACCTGATAATATATTAAACAACTGGAGAGTTACAAAAACATGTTTAAGATTAGGTAGTAGAATAGTTGGAAAGTGTATGATGGGATCAACGTCAAACGCTTTAGATAAAGGAGGCGATAATTTTAAAAAACTATACAATGCATCAGATGTCACTAAGCGAAATAGAAACGGTCAGACAAAGTCTGGTTTATACTCTCTGTTTATCCCAATGGAATGGAACTACGAAGGATTTATTGATGAGTACGGAGTTCCAGTATTCACTACTCCTGACGCAGATGTGCTCGCCCCGGATGGTGAATTAATAGATATAGGTGTAGTAGATAATTGGCAAAATGAAGCTGATGGTTTAAAAGATGACCAAGATGCTTTAAATGAATTTTACCGTCAGTTTCCTAGAACTGAAGAGCATGCATTTAGAGATGAAACAAAAAATAGTATTTTCAATCTTATTAAGATATACGAGCAGATAGATTATAATGAAGAAATGTCTAGAACTTTAGGGATTACAACTGGTAACTTCCAATGGGTAAATGGCGTTAAAGATTCTCAAGTAATATTTTATCCAGATCCAAAGGGTAGATTTAAAGTTAGTTGGGTTCCAACTCAACATTTACAAAATAGAGTGGTACTTAAAAATGGTGTAAAATATCCTGGTAATGAACACATGGGAGCATTTGGTTGTGACTCTTATGATATATCAGGAACCGTAGATGGACAAGGTTCTAAAGGAGCATTACACGGCTTAACCAGGTTTAGTATGGAGGACGCTCCTGCGAATAGCTTTTTTTTAGAATACTTATCAAGACCACCTACGGCAGAAATATTCTTTGAAGATGTGTTAATGGCATTAGTATTTTACGGTATGCCAATACTCGCGGAGAACAACAAGCCTAGATTATTGTACTATTTAAGAAGAAGAGGTTACAGAGGTTTTAGTATGAATCGCCCTGATAAAGTATGGAATAAATTATCTGTAGCAGAAAAAGAAGTAGGTGGTATACCTAACTCTTCAGAAGACATAAAACAAGCGCATGCGGCAGCGATAGAGATGTATATTCAAGATCACGTTGGTGTAAAGCAAGATGGAACATTTGGAGATTTATATTTTAACGAACTACTAAATGATTGGAGTAAGTTTGATATAAACAAAAGAACAAAGTTTGACGCGTCAATAAGTTCTGGTTTAGCTATAATGGCTAACAACAGGCATTTATACGCGCCAAATACTAAGGTTGAAAAGCCTAAATTAAACATAAACATTTCTAAGTATAGTAATACTGGATTTAATTCACAAATAATCAAATAATAAATATGGCAGAGTCTGGCATTAAAAGTTATTTCCCGAGCCAAACTGTAAGTGACGCAGAAAAAATAAGTTACGATTATGGTTTGAAAGTAGGTAAAGCAATTGAAACAGAGTGGTTTTACAATGATAAAAGCGTTAATAGATATAAGTCTAATTATAACAATTTTCATAAATTAAGATTGTACGCTAGAGGCGAACAATCTATACAAAAATATAAGGATGAGTTATCTATAAACGGTGATTTGTCCTATTTAAATTTAGACTGGAAACCAGTGCCTATTATATCCAAGTTTGTTGATATTGTTGTTAATGGTATTGCTGAGAGAACATACGATATAAAAGCTTACTCGCAGGATAGATATGGCGTTAGTAAACGAACTAAGTACATGGAGTCTATACTAGCAGACATGAGAACTAAAGAGCTAGACGCGTTTTCTAAACAAGCATTTGGTATACCTTTAGCTGAGAATGACGTTGAAAAACTACCAGACACTGAAGAAGAGCTAGGCTTACACATGCAGTTAACATACAAGCAAGCTGTGGAATTAGCGGAGGAACAAGCTTTAAATGTTTTATTTGAGGGTAATAAATATGAATTAACTAAAAAGCAGTTTTACTATGATTTAACAGTGTTAGGTATTGGAGCTGTAAAAACAGCTTTTAATACTTCAGAAGGTGTAGTTGTAGATTACGTTGATCCAGCTAATTTAGTTTATTCTTACACTGATTCACCATATTTTGATGATATATATTATGTTGGCGAAGTAAAATCTATACCTGTAAATGAACTAGCAAAGCAGTTTCCACATTTAATGGAAAGTGATCTTGATGATATAATGAAAAACAAAGCTACCAATAGATCTCATTTTAATTCAAGGTATTCAATAGATAAAGAAGACAATAATACAGTTCAAGTTTTGTATTTTAACTATAAGACTTATATGAATGAAGTTTATAAAGTTAAAGAAACAGGTACTGGTGCTGATAAAATTATACCTAAAGATGATTCTTTTAATCCACCTAACGATATGGAAGGTGGTTATAGCAGAATGTTACGATCTATAGAGACTCTTTATGAAGGAGCTATGATACTTGGTACAGATAAGTTACTTAAATGGGAGATGTCAAAAAATATGATGCGACCTAAAAGTGATTTTACAAAAGTAAAAATGAACTATGCTATTGTAGCGCCTAGAATGTATAATGGCAAAATTGATTCACTAGTAAAACGTATAACAGGCTTTGCTGATATGATTCAATTAACACATTTGAAGCTTCAACAAGTAATGGCTAGAATGGTACCTGATGGCGTTTATTTAGATGCTGATGGTTTAGCCGAAGTTGATTTAGGTAATGGAACTAACTACAACCCGCAGGAGGCTTTAAATATGTTTTTCCAAACTGGTAGTGTTATTGGTAGATCGTTTACTCAAGATGGCGATATGAATCCAGGTAAAGTACCTATTCAAGAAATAACATCAGGTTCTGGTGGTAACAAAATGCAAGCTCTTATTGGTAATTACAATTATTATTTACAAATGATAAGAGATGTAACCGGGCTTAATGAAGCTAGAGATGGTAGTATGCCAGATAAAAATGCTTTAGTAGGGGTGCAAAAATTAGCAGCAGCTAATAGTAATACAGCAACAAGGCATATATTGCAAGCTGGTTTATATTTAACAGCTGAAACAGCAGAGTGTTTATCGTTGAGAATATCTGACATTATAGAGTATTCTCCTACAAGAGATGCTTTTATTCAAGCTATAGGAGCTCATAATGTAGCTACACTAGAAGAAATGTCTGAATTACATTTGTATGATTTTGGTATATTTTTACAATTACAACCAGATGAAGAGGAAAAAATGATGCTTGAAAATAATATACAAATGGCGTTGCAGCAAAAAAACATTGAGCTTGAAGATGCTATTGACCTTAGAGAAATAAAAAATATTAAACTTGCTAATCAAATGCTAAAAATACGTAGAAAGAAAAAGCAAGAAAGAGACCAAGC